AGTTTAAAAATATGGATGGACGTAATGCAATTGATGCTGCTCGATCTTGGTTTTTAAATCCTACTTCTAATTTTTTTATGGTCTGTAACTATGCTGAATACGAACCAGAATATGTTTTAGATAAAATGAAATTAGCAATTGAAAGACAAGAAAGGAGAGAAGATGCCCAAAGAAAAAGTTATATGTAATGTTTGTAAAGGTAATGGATTTGTAAAAGTTCCTTACGAACAAGCTTATGACGAACAATGGGCTGATTGTGATTTTTGTAATAGTCAGGGTGAGATTTACTTGGAAGACGAATACATTAACGAACAATTTGATCACGACTTAAATGAAGTAGAGGAGGATATAGATGATCGAGGATCGGGGACCTCTGGATCTCACACGACGCATTGAGGATCTAGAGAAACAAAAGAAAATTTTACAAGATGCTTGCCGAAGAGCAGGTAAAACTATTAAAGAACAACAAGCAAAGTTAGATGCGATATATAAAGGAGCAGATTATGAGTCTAAGATTAGCACTGATTAGTGCATTAGAAGATAAGTACAATGCCCAGATATCTTCTGCTGATGCAACTATAAAAATTTATTTAGATCACTCTGTGGGTATCGGAGAACATCCACAACACATAGAAGAAATAGATAAACTTCTTCAACAGATTGTCGATGCGCAAGAAAAATTAAAAGAATTACAAGCATATAAGATATGATTAGCGAAGCTGATGCAGCATACATTGCAGGTTTGTTTGATGGTGAGGGCAATATTCAATACAAACAATACCCCAGACAAAGAAAAAATAATAAAAAGCCATACCCTACCTGGTCGATTAGGATGGAAATATCTATGACGGATAAATCTGTTTTGGCTTGGATGCACAATTTATTAGGATGTGGAACCCTTAACGAAAAAAGATACAAGACTCCATATACAGTTGGATGGAAAAAACAATGGCGTTGGAGATGTCAATCAAGAGATGCGTACTATGTTTCTTTGTTGATTCAACCCTATGCTCATGTAAAGATAGAAGACATAAATAAAATTATTAAACATTACTCGATGCTTGGTAAAGAAAAGATTAAAGCTAAAGTAATTAACATAGCTAATTATAAAATTAAAAAAACAAATAGTTTAATAGATTATGATGGATGATAAAGACATAGAAGAGTACCATAACATTGGTAAAGAAATAATTTGGAATAAAAAATTTACTTACCCAAAGAGTCAAAGAGAGTTAGTCATGGGTCGAAGACACTACGCAGTAGATAACCAAAAATTACCATCTGTAACAACTATATTATCACAAACACAGACCAAAGAAAAGCAAGATTCATTAGCCAATTGGCAAGCTAAAATAGGCAAGGAAGAGGCTACGAGGATCAAGGACCAAGCAGCTGCTAGAGGAACCGCAATGCATACATTGTTAGAGCACTATCTATTAGGTGAAAAACATGCCGATTTAACGGACATAGGGCAACAAGCAACGATGATGGCTGAAAAAGTCATAGAGGAGGGTCTAAAAGGACATTTAAGTGAAATATGGGGCTCTGAGGTGACTGTATGGTATCCAGATTTATATGCAGGGCAGACTGATGTTGTTGGTGTGTATGATGATTTAGAAAGTATTGTTGATTTCAAACAGACTAACAAACCAAAAAAAAGAGAGTGGATTGAAGATTATTTTATTCAATTAGCTGCATATGCTATGGCTCATGATTTTACTTACAGCACTGCAATACGCGCAGGTGTTATATTAATGTGTTCAAAAGATGGTTATTTTCAAAAATTTGAGGTATCAGATGATGAATTTAGGCAGTATAAGTACAAATGGTTGGCAAGAGTTGGGCAATACTACTCTAGTTTAGAATAGTTCTAAACTATTTGTGTCGTATAGAACTTTTTTTTAGAACAAAAAAATATTTTTTTTATTTTCAAAACCATGTTACAGGCGTTACAATGTTACAATTGTAAATAAACATTAATTATCAACATTTATTTAAGATTAGATTGTAACAACCCAATGTTACAGATGTTACAATCCGCATAAACACTCACTTTTCAAGTTCCCGGAGCGCGCGTATGGAAATTGTTTTTTGTAAAAAATGTCCCTAGAGAAAAGATTTATAGGGTGTATAAGGTGATATGCCTAAGAAAAGAAGAAAAGCTGCACTCACTGAAACAACACCTGACATACCATTCCACAAAGTTAGAGTTGAATGGGTTGATTGTGTATCTGATTCTGGATGGGCTAATGAAAAAGAATTCGATAAAATGAAATTAGCTAGACCAGTGAACGAGGGTTGGCTATACGAAAAAACAAAAAATCATATAAAAATATTTGCATCATACGATAAAGATGAAGATGGAATTACGTTTGGGGATCGGACGATGATTCCTCGACATTGGGTGAAGAAGATAACTCGTCTGTAACTACTTCAGCATTTCTATCTATAATTGGTTGGTAGTGTTCCAAGGCTTCTACAACCTTTTTATCTATTTCTTCTTGGCTCAAACCTTCATGTTTGTGTAGGTGAATCTGTTGATTGTTATAATATCCAGCTGCTTTTCCACGTGAAACTTCCATATTACCTGCAGCAGTCCAGGCTTTGTTTTCTCTAAACTCATCTCTAAGTTTACCTAACTCTACCATGTGTCCGTTAAAACTTATGTCATATTTTTTCAACATTTCAGATCTTCTTTCACCTATGTACTCAACCACTAAAGGATATTTTTTTGGGTTTTGTAATCTACTAGCAGTTACGTGAGCAGACTCTTCATCATAGCCTGCTAAGACGGCACACTCAGTTGCAGTTTTTCTACCTTCGTGGGCTATAATTAAGTTGGCAAACTTTAATTGCTTATCGGTTAATCTTTTTGGAACTCCCATGGTTGAAATATATAAAATATAGGATATATTTCAAGCACGAATGAATGGAAAGTTATTAAGTCAAGTATTAGATAAGATGTTAGTGTCTCCTGCAGCTCAAGATGCAAGAGTGCAAGTTTGTTTACCAGATGGTAAATTTTATGATGTTACTTCATTTCAAATGCTTGAAAATAAAATTATAGGTCATAGAGAATCTCATAGATTGGTGTTTACGGTTAAGTCTGAAACTTGGAATATGGGTAAAGTTTTAAAGAAAATAGGTGACTAATATTAAGCACCACTTAGCCTGAAAATTAGCCTGAAAAATGTTTAAAGAAGAGACTAAATTTTGGCACCAAATTAAAAAACATAAATGCAAAATATCGTGGACTAGATTGGAAAATAGCGCAGCACATGGCACTCCAGACCTGTTGGGATACAACAATAATCATAAATTTTTTACAGTAGAATTAAAGCTAAAAAAAGCTAAGAAAATAACCTTCTCACCACACCAGATTTCGTTCCATATTAAACACCCTAAGAACACTTTCATCATGGTAAAAGAGCTGCCACGGGCCCTCGGTCAGGGGGCTATAAAACTTTATGAAGGGACCGAGATCCACGCGCTTGTGGGCGGGACCCACCCGGAGCCTGTGGCTTGTGGCTTATCAGCTTGTTGCTTGTTCCTTGAGCGCTTGTAGCTTGTGGCCTGGTGCGTGCTTGTGGGCGGGGCCCTCCCAGAAATTTATTACAGATGTTCCGTGGCCCCCAGTTCCGAGCGCGTGCTGAGCTTTTTTCTTCTCGTTGACCACGGTCACTGTCTGGCTCAAGTAGAGCTGCGCATATGTGCGCTTTTCAGAATTAGTGTTCACCATAAGCTATGTTTTTAACTTTCGGATCCCAACACGCCCGACAGTCCAGGCAAGCGTTACCCTGCTGCGGGGCCGGACATGTAGCTGCTTTTGTAACTACAGTTGATGTATTAGGCCAGGCGCCAGCTGGCGCCTGGTCAATCATGGGCATGGAGAATCTTACAACTAAATTTTTTGGAGCTCTTGCGACGTGTTCCTGGGTCCACGCTTCTCGAGTCGGTAACCAATGTTGTATACCAGGCGTGAGCTCGCAAACTTTAAAAATTTTATTTAAA